TTACAAAATAATAAGATATGTCAACTATTTTGAAGAAAAATATAGAAAATAAGCAGATTATATTATATAATTATGCAAATGTATTACATAATAAAAAAGAGAGGTGGCATTTATGACACGGAGTAGCTTGAGTATGGATGTTGAATTGTCTACTGATCCTTTTTACAGTAAGGACAACATAGATGAGCTGGAAAGGCGTGCCGCAGATGTAAACTCAGGAAAAAGTACAATGAAAGAACATGAGTTGATAGAGATTGAATCATCCAATGCGGGACACACTACAGAGAGAAATAAATAGTTTTAGTTTTTATAAAAATCACTTAGATGTTATTCTGGGTGTTTTTTTGTGGAAAATTTTTAGGTTCTGTGAGCAAAAAATCAGAATCGAGGGTCGGAGCGAGGCCCGATTCTTGGCTAGTTTTTTATAAAAATAATATTGTATTGCCGTTTCCGTTTTTTAAGAAAGGTGGTGGTAAGGATGGCAGATAGTGCAAAGGTCACGGATGTATCAGCAGTGACGGTGTCAGCAAAGGTGCTTGCAAATATAATAGGTGTCGGTGACAGGCAGGTGAGAAATCTTGCAGACGAGGGAATTCTTGTCAGAAATAGTCATGGTCGCTATTTGCTTGAGAAGTCTGTTAAGAATTATATTATGAATCTTAAAATATCAAAGGTCGGTGAAACAGTAACCAGTGATTTTGAAGACGGTGAACTGGATCTTAAACAGGAGCAGGCAAGACATGAGCATATAAAAAGCATGATTTTAGAAATTAAGCTGCAACTTATCAAAGGACAGGTTCATAAGTCTTATGATGTAGCAAATGTGATTACAGATATGTTTACTAAGTTCAGAAGCAAGATTTTGGCTATCCCGGCGGAGGTTGCTCCGTCAGTCGAGGGAAAGAGTAAAAGTGAGATTATGGAGGTTTTGCGTGATGAGCTTGAAAATGCTCTTAATGAGCTGGCAGACTATAATCCATCTGATTATTATCCGGATGAGTATATAGAGCTGTCAGAGGATGACCTTTTTAACGAGTCAGCAGGGAAAGCAGGTGAGGCAGATGAGGACTAAAAAGAAAAATGAAAAGGTCGCTTACCACACATTGCATTTTATATGTTCTCTTACAAAAGCTCTAAGACCTAAGGAAAAAATGTCGGTTTCCGACTGGGCGGACAAGCATATGGTTTTACCGGGTGGAAGTAATAAGGCTGGCAAATTTAGAAGTGATTCCGTTCCGTACCAAAAAGAAATAATGAATGCGATTACTGATCCTGCCGTAACGGAAGTTACTGTTATGTCATCGGCTCAGATAGGAAAGACAACTATTGTATTGTGTGGTATTGCATATTATATAGAGCATGAGCCGAGTACACAACTTTTGGTGCTTCCTACGCTAAGTCTTGGTGAAAAATTCTCAAAGACAAGGCTTGCACCTATGATAAGAGATATTCCGGTGCTTCGTGATAAGATAGCACCTGCAAAGTCAAAGGACTCTGATAACACGATTCTTTTTAAACAGTACGCAGGCGGTTATATCGTTGTGTCGGGTGCTAATTCTGCGGCTTCACTATCATCAATGCCTATCCGAGTTGTATGGATGGATGAGGTTGACCGCTTTCCGGCTAGTGCAGGTGGTGAGGGTGACCCTGTTACGCTTGCACTAGCCGGAAAGTTACGCTTGCTCAAAAGAGAGCAACAACATTCTGGAATAAAAAATATATTAAAACATCAACACCGACTACAGAAAATGGTCGTATCAATAAAGAATATTTAAAAGGCACGCAGGAGGAATGGTGTGTGCAGTGTCCTTGCTGTGGTATGTATCAGCCGTATTCGTTTAAGAGAGTGGATTTTAATATAGTCGGAATGAAATGCGAATACTGTGAGGAAGTAATCGAAGAAAAATATTGGAAAGAGTCAGAGCATATGTGGATAGCTGCACATCCGGAAAGGAAAAATAAAAGAAGTTTTCACCTCAATGCAATGGCATCGCCGTGGGTGGCTTGGAGTGATATTATAGACGAATTTCAAAGTGCAATGGATGAGTTTAAGACATATCACGATACAGAAAGGTTACAGGCTTTCGTGAACACAACTCTTGGCGAAACATGGAAAGAGGACGAGGTCGCAGAAGAATCGACCACCGAAGATAAACTTTTGGAGCGTGCGGAGCATTACAAAGCTGAGATACCGGAGGGAGTTCTTTTGCTGACGGCAGCAGTAGATGTTCAGAACAACCGTTTTGAGGTTGAAGTGAAAGGCTGGGCGAGGGATTACGAAAGCTGGGGCATACATAAGACAGAGATTTATGGAAATCTTGAAACATCACAGGTATGGAATGAGCTGGAAGAATATCTTGAAACAACTTTTTGCTTTGAGGATGGTAGGGAACTTAATATAGCTGCATTTGCTATTGATACGGGTGGTAATCACACAAACAGAGTATATAAGTGGATAAAAGCAATGAAGAAAAAGGGCAAGAAAGCATATGGAATTAAGGGATATGCCGGAAAGCCCGGAATACCACTTTTATATAAGCGAAGCAAAGTCGAGATTAAGGAAAAGAGCAGAGACGGCAAGAGAGATATAGTTGTGGACTCAACAACGATATGGATACTTGGAGTTGATGCAGGCAAGGAAAATATAACAAATTGGCTGACGATTGAGGAAAAAGGCGAGGGATATTGTCACTTTCCGAATAATGTCGGAAAAGGTTATGACAGAGAGTATTACAAGGGACTTCTCTCAGAAAAAAAGATAAAAAAGAAAGTCAGAGATGTTATTAAAGATGTGTGGGTAAAGAAAAGCGGTGCCAGAAATGAACCGCTTGACCTGTTTAACTATAATCTTGCGGTATGTGAGCTTTTGCGTCCTGTGTGGAGTGATTTAGAACTGAAAATTTCAAAAGGAATAAATTATACAAAAGCGGTGAAAAAGGTTAGAAAACAGAGAAAAAGTACAAAAGGTCTGTCAATTTAAGAAAAATTTTTGCGAAATTTCAAAAAGTTGGGAGGCAGGGACACCAATTCTGTGATATAATGCTAATATCGCAAGAGGTGAAGAAAGAGAAATATTGTTGATTTTGAGGAGAGAACGCAGGTTTTCTCTTTTTTTGATGCTCAATTTTATTTGGAGGGTTAT